GTAATGACGTTAGCATTCAAGTTAATGTCATCAACATTCCAAGTATCTACCTTTGAGTTGCTATCTACAAGAACAGCAGATGATGCAGTTACAGTACCATGGGCATGATCCAACATGTCCGTGAAGTATCTACCACCAACTACCTGAGCAGCACTACTATTGTCACCAATGAATAATCGGTCACCAGCGTTTGCTTGTGAACCGTTACCACCAGTTGTTACGGCTAATTCACCGTAAGTTATGGTTCCTGGTGCGGTTGATCCAGTACTCCTTTTGATGAGTATATTTGATGCCATCAGAAGCTACCCCCGTTGATAGTGATGTCGTTTAAAATGTTTGTTGGTACAAATTTTGTGTCTGCAGCAGAATAAACTAGCACTGCACCATTTGCTAGTCCTCCTTGAGAAGTGTCTGTTAAATCTACATCGGACATTCCTCCGATAGTACCGCCGCCACCACCAGTAGCGACTCTAGTTACTCTGGGGACCGATTGGTCTCCAAATCTAAGTCTTGCCATTAGACAGTTACCCCCTCAAGTACGCTGACAGATCCTTCCAAAACTCTGGATTTTATACCAGAAGTTGCTGTAATAACAACATCATATACGTAACGACCACTCTTCATCGCGGCAGTTTGGGCATTCGTTAGAGACAATTGTATTTGTCCAGCAGTAGCAGGAGATAAAATCGCTGCTGTTACTGTAGTAGAAGAACTACTTGTATAGTGTTTCTTTATCTTACAAGCAACTGTATATCCAGTCAGATTGAATACTGTCCCATTATCGTTTTCAATGGTGAAATCGATAATAAAGTCAGAACCTTGATAGATTAACAGGTTGGATACAGCAGAAGCCATTCTCTAATAGAATCCTAAGTATTATTTAGCTTAACTCTATTTATCCGCTTTCTCAACCAAAGTTTTCACAAGTGCCTTAAGCTCTGCTACTTCACCTTTTAACGTAGCCATTTCCTCGTTCTTTCTCTTTGTTTCCCTACGAGCTCTCTTATATGCTTCATATGCAGCAACATCAGTATTGATTATTGCATTAGAAGAAGGATCCCTACCAAGTTGATTATGACCATCAACAGGGATCAGTTCAATTATATCTCTATCCATTACGCAAGTGCTATTGCTCTAAAGTCCTTAACCCTAGGTATGTATGGTTGATTGAAACCAAGAAGACTAATCTTAATCTGGAATGCATCAAAATCAGGAGTTTCTTCTACAGTATATTCATAATCAGTAAATGTGATTAAATCATTCTGTGGAATTAGCTTTCCGTTATCTGGAACACCAGTAGCGTTAAAGAAGTCAAATGGTAGATCATCAAGATTACCAGCATAACCAACTGGAACTAACTTATACATCACTACGATCTTAGATGAATCGAATGTGTTAGCAGCAAGCATAACCTTAAGTCCACTAGCACTCTTCTCTAATCTTGCAACCTTAGTAATGTAGTTACCAGCACATTCTCCACCAACACCTGTAGTTGGAGTAATATTATTATATACGTTTGAAGTTGTAATGATTGCACATTGAGTTAAGTCAACAACTGGAGAAAGGTGAGACACTTCAGAACTCATATCCAATTCCATAGTAAATGACTTGGCACTACTCATTCTATTAATTTCATTCAACTGGTTAGCAATAACCTTAGTGGATGGGAAGTAATTCTCCTCACCAATTGTAATGTCATTGTAAACTGTATCCTTAACAAATGAAGTCTCTGCAGTATTTCCAGCTGGGAAAGGTCCACAAGAAGTGCCACTAGTACCAAGAACTCTAGCAACAATACTAGTCTTAGGTTCTACCTGACTTTGAACTTGTGGTGTAAGAACATCCCAAGGAATATTCTGAGATACCAGTATATTTGTTCCACCAGAGTTAATACTCTTACCAGCATTCTTATTAGTAATCTTCAAGTTATAAGAATGTGGACTGTTGATTGAAATAACACCACCAGTTGTACTGTTATGAGTTGTATTAATCAATGTTAGAGGAATACCGCATAGGTTATAACATTCAACCACTGCATTATCAGCATGTGCTAATCCAGTTCCAGAACCTGCAGCTCCACTATATGCTCTACCTGCAGAGTTAATAGTAATAACATTACCAGCAATACCTTCGTATGCAATGATTTCATCACCACTTCCATCCTCTTGGGTACCAAGTATCCTAAGGAATCCTAAATTGGAACTACCTACTGCAGATCCACCAATAGTTGTGTGGAAATTACTTGCATCATCTACAGTCAATGAAAGTCCTGTAGTTGTTAAACCAGCAGCCATATTGACCTTAGTAGGTGCAATCTCTGAGGTTACTCCACTCATCTCAACATAGTTAAGACCAGATTGCATACCATGATTACTATGGAACACTCTAATCTGATCACTACCAGATGTTGTCTGTAATGAATTAGGTGCAAGACTTAGATAACCACCATTACTTTCACCAAGTTGTGCATTCTCAAGAATAAGTCTTGAAGGTGCTGCCGTGGATGGAAGAGTAAATTCTGCTCTATAGATCTTGAACATCAAGTCCTCATATTGAGAAGGTGTCCAAGTAGATGCGTTCTGTGACTTGAATAGTACACCAATATATGGCTGTTCAGATATCTTCTCACCAGCATGTGCAGCATCAATGGCATCCTTACCAAGGAGTGAGATGAATACCTTATACTGATTAGAGTCTGAGGTCAATACAATAGCATGTTCCTTTCTATGTGGAATGTATACAGGAGCTTGGAATGTAAACGTGGTTGGTTTAGAAGCATCATCAGATGTAAATACATCCTCAGGATCTTTAATTACTTTAGAGAATGGTAGAATAGTCTGTGTTGGAGTACCATTTTCAACAGTTCTAACATCCAATGAAACAGGAATTTCTGCATCCTTAGTGAAGAAGAATATATCAATCTTAGTGAGGAATACTCCACCTTCAAGATTTGAATCTTCAACAAGGAAAGTCTGAGCAAGAGGGTCAACCCATCTAGTTTCTTCTCTTTGACGCTGATGAGTTGCTGTTAATGTTCGAGCATCCTTCATATCTTCGGAAGTTACTCTAGCATTTCTCACAGAGATAAGTGTTTCTTGCTGTGTCTGTAAGATACCAGAAGCTGTAAATTCTGCTTCACCACTAGAATCAGATACACCTTGAACTCGACTATCATCTTCAGAATCACTTAATCTGAATAATTTAGTACCAGTCTTAAACTTCAAATTACCAGCAACATTAGGAGCATCAATAAAGAATGATCCTCTAAGGTTACCTTTCTTATCAGTAATTAAGTCCTTACTAGAAACTTTAGCAACAGCACCCGATGTCTCTCCAACGATATAATCATTAATCTTAGGAGAACCATAATAAGTACCCTTAGCTTGATCTGCAAGAGATCTAGTATCAATATTAATGAATGATAGATTAGACTTATAATCACTAATACTTGTAATATCTGTACCGTTTAATGGTTGAATAGAATACTCATCATTAGGAGCTGCTACTCTTCCCTTAAATCTAAACTTACCATTTCCCTTCTTAACATGGATAGTTTCTCCAATCTGGAAAGGAATACTATTTGTTTGAGAATCACTGCTAGGATCTTTAACAAGACCAATAACCTTTGGAGTAATAAGCTTCTTAGGAATTGCAATTCCATCAAAGAAAGCATAGAACTTAGTTCTTGGCTTTAACTTCTTACAATCGAATTGAATGTTCCTAGAACGCATCCATTGTATATGTTCAACAGAAACAACTCTACTTCCTAATGATTGCTGTTCAATGACTGGTGTTACTCTATATCTAATACCAGTTCTAGTTTGCTTAGTAGTAGTTGTGGTTGTAGTAGTAACAGTTCTTCTCTGTTGGAATCTACCTTTACCACCACCACCTCTCCATCCACCACGGTCAACACCTGTTATTGCACTTCCAGTCCAAGTAGTTTTCCATGCATTCCAATGAATAGGTGAAAAACCATTCTGATCAGCATTATATTCTCTAACAGTTGTCATGAAGTTTCCTTCCACAACTGGTCCTTTAATAGGACTTAGTGTTTTAGTATCTACCCAGTTATCAGTTTCTGGATATAGTGCTATATCACCAGTATATGTAAATACGTTAAATGGGTTAACGTTTTCCACAGCTGATGCATATGGCTGATCAATAAGAACAGTAGATGCATATGGAAGTGTTATAATATCGTCAGTTTGTGTTACATTAGTGGATGATGTACCATATGTTAATGGAACCTGCGTTGTAAAGTGTGCAGGTCTCAATTGACCTTCTTCAAAATCAACTGATACTCTATAATCAACATGTAAAGTATCACTAGTAGAAAGACTAGCAAAGTTGTCTACAATAAATCCATTCTTATATCTGCTAAGACCACTAGTATCTCTGATCTCCATACTTGCGGTTTCACCTTCAAGTAATGAAAGTTGAGTGTAGTATTCAAGTGTCTTAATTCTATCTTCAAGTACTTGAATATCTCTGAATGTATATCTCTTATAATTTGTCTCTACAATAGTAATATCATCATCAATATCAAAGATATATGGCTTCAATTCCACTGTTGCCAATAACATTGCATCATCAATATCATCAGGAGCATCAGGATCAGTAGAAGGAGCACCTTTAACTACCTGTACCACACCATCCTTACTCATAAAGACCTTATCTTGCCTTCCAAGATAATATTGAAGACTCAGAATAGTAGTATCTCCTATTCCTGGAAGACCAGTTAAATTACCAGTAAATGCTCTATTATCAAAGTCAAGATACTTAGTAGCACTTAATGTCCATGGAGAAGCAACAGAACCAGATCCACTGAGCTGTGAAGCTACAATAGGTCTAAAGTCAATGAAATCTCTTAATGACTGATCATCAAAATCAGGTATAATCTTATACTCAGAAGTAGGATATGAATCTACTGTATATGGATTAATACCAGCAGTAGTAAGGAAACGATCTAAGACTACAAAAATTCTATGTGTTGGTGCTGTATAACCATCCTTTCTAACAATAGTTGAATAATCATAGAACTGATCTCTTTGACCATTATCCAAAGTAAAGTTATCAGTTATATCATTTGATCCAGTATTATTACTACCAGCAACTATCTTAAGAGTAGAATTAGGTCCAGTAATAGTTTCACCATCAGTGAACCTATCATCTTCTACTGGAAGATAATAAACATAGTTACTTGTAGTAGAAACTACTCTTGCCCTAGATCCTGAATCATCTCCAGTAATAATTTCATCTACTGATACAGTACCAAGTAAGTTTGTATACTGGAAATTAGGAATTATTGGATCATTATCATCTTCTGATTCAAGAATTGCTTTAATCTTGAATACATCACCAGTACCAAGAGCAATGCGATCATCATCTACTCTATATCCATTACCTGTAGTAGCTGTAGTTAAACCATTAGGACTACCACTTACAGTTGTCTTATCCAACTTGAGAATTCTCATGGTCTCAGTTGTCTTGGCCTTTGCAGACCTATTAGAGCTATAGACAGTTACGGTAACATCAATAGTACCATTACCACCACCAAGAAGACCTGAAAGTGCAACACTCTGAGTATTTTGTGAAGGGGATCCTGTAGTAAAGTCACCTTCTTCTAAAATATCACCATCACCTGTACCAGATGTGACACTGACTGTAAAGTCATCACCATCATCAGCATCCCTAATTGTTAAACCTGATCCTACATCAACAGTAGCAGCACCACTAGTTACAGATATATTTGTAAGAGTAGTCCTGAAGTATCCTGCAGGGTTTTGTGTATTATTATTATTTGTATTCTTTAATGCAGTAAATCCAAGAGGTGTTAATAGTTGTCTATTAGTTGCTTCCTTAACCTCTGGACGTGTTCTAACTACAGGACTGGTAAGTGCACCATTAGCAATATTATGTGGTCCTAAGCTTGTAATATTGAAATTATATGCATCAGTAACAGCACTAACTGTTGCTTTCTGAGGTAAATTGTTATTTGAGAACTCAACAACATCACCTGGTTTCAACTGTGTATTAAAGTTAGAAAGGGTTGCTGTAATAGTACCTGTAGCACCTGCACCAGTACCAGATACAGTAGACAGAATAGGACCAGAACCAGGTAATGCTACCTTGACATCTAATACAGAATCAGCAGTACCACCACCTGAATTGAATGCATATGATTTTACATCACTAAAACTATAATTTTTAGTTCCACCTATGCCTACTGATGTAATAGTACCATGAGTAGCACCACCACTATTATTAACTTTTAGGACTTCTCCATCCTGGAAAGTACCATTAGTCTGGTAAAGAAATCCAGTAGTACCAGAACCTGATTGTACGAAACCTGTTGCCCCTGACGTTGCTCCATAGAGCCTCCTACCATTTGTCCAAGTAGCACTACCAGTGCAAATAATTTGTGTATATAATTGAGTATCTGAAAGATTTGCTCTATAAAGAGTAGTCTGGTTATTCTTTGTACCAGATTCATAAGAGAAATTAAGTACTCTTGTTTTACCTATAACAGTACCAGCAGGAGTTCCTGGTGTACTTGTTACAGTATCTCTGAGTTCAATAGTTTCATATAACGAAGGCATTTGGTGCTGATTCGTCATAAAGACGTAATTACCAAAGCTTGATGTAATAGACTGATTAGTAACAGTATCAAAAGTTCTTGGCTTAACTACATCCTTATAAGTTGTAGATAGTCTTTCTGTTCTATATCCAGAAATATATGCAGAACCACCAGATAATTGAATAGCTATATTATCTTCACTAGCCGTATTACCGTCACTAGTAGTAGTCCCTTCCGCATATACACCATTATTAAATCCATCATCAAGATTTTCTCTTGCATCTACAGAGAACTTCTTAACATAATAGTTTCCAGATTCTTCTTTAGTTCTAGTAGCGAGGATATCACTAATAAATCCAAGATCACTACGTTCTACTTTCTTCTGAATCTTACCAGTATTAGTTCTAAGAAGTTCAATAAAGTCAGCAGCATTAGGATCTGATGGTAACTTCTTAACTAGAGTTAAGTTAACTTTAAACCTATCAGCACCTGGAGCTGAGAAGTTTGTACTACCAATTGCATTATCGTAAAGAGATGCGTCTTCATCAGCAGTAATAATTCTTTCTTCTACCTTTAGACCTACCTTATATGAAGGTGTAGTACCATACTGGTCTAAGATAAGGATCTGTTCTGTTACAGGAACAAAATATCCTCTAACATAGTAGATACCAGCACCAATATTAGCAGTTGAACCCCTAGAATTTGAAGAAGAGTTTAAGAGCTGTGCAATAGGCGTTCCAGCAGCAATAGTTGTAGAGGCATAAGTAATATCACTTTCAGAAGTAAAAGTTTCACCGTCAGTGAACGTAGTCGTGACATTATCGTCTGCTTTCTGTAAATAATTTAAATAAAATGTTATCTGATTCTTAGTTGATGTTGTAGCAGAGATTGAGAACAATATTCTTGCTCGTACTCCAGAAGTGGATCCTTTAATGACCAATCCATCAAGAGCAGCTCTGTATAATTCTACATCTAAGTTAAGGTAAGTATTCTGTATAAGGACACATGGTACATCATTGTTCAATGTAATTCCACCAGGAACTACCATGGAACCTTCTTTATACACACCCTGACCAAATGTGTCTATCTGATTTTGCAGTACACTCTGCAGAGTAGTAAGTTCTCTAGCCTGGACAGGATACCCTGGCTTAAACAATACTTTTAGGAAGCCCTTATTCTGATCAAAATCGTCGTAATAAGGAGCTATGTTCAGGTTTGTATTCTGTGTCATTTAGAATTCAATTACTACTTTGAGCTCTTCGTTCTGATCAGCAGATCTTGTGATCGGAATCCTGTTATCGATATAAAGCATTTCACCTGAGTTTAATTCAATCTCTTCATTGGCATACCCAATGACGAAAGAAAGACCCAACTCATACACAGAAACACCAATTGTAATCTGTGATAGTGGAACAGAAGATGTTCCAAATGTCGCATCAGGAGTTGCTGTATAAGCATTTACTGATGATGTAATCTGATTAGATCCAGAGAATGCGACTATATTTCCAGAAACTACACCATCGGCAGCGTCCTGATAATATTTCAATACTTTTGTTGTAGCGTTATAGGAAACTACAAATCCTTTTGCACCTGTTGTTGTCTGAGTAATAGTCTCACCAGGAGCAAAATTGCCACTAGGAGTACCTGTACCAGACTGAGGGAAGATCATTGCCTTTACAGCAGATCTAGTATTCTGACTACACACTGTTGTAGTATTGTAATCATAAGGGTTCAATACAAGACCAACCCTTCTATAAGACAGGTCATTAGGGAAATCAACGAATGCACTAGTAGTTTCTAACTTACTAGTAAACATTAAACGATAAGAACCTAACTCTCTTACAGCATCCGCACCATGACCGTTATTAGGCGGTAATACAACATCAAGATTTGCACCTGTACCATTACCAATGTTAGTAATGAGTGCAACATCAATAGTACCAAAACTATATCCAGCACCAGCCTGAGTTATAGTAACTGCAGAAACAGAACCAGAAACAACTGTTACTGTACAAAGTGCTTGTGTTCCACCATTAATGGACCAATCTCCACGAACAGGAACGTTGGTATAAGTACCGTTGTTATATCCAGCACCAGCTGCTTCAACAACAACTGTATCAACTGAACCTGGGTTTGCAGCGGATTTCACGAGAGTATTCGATAAAACAGGAATAAACTCAGATGTAACAAACTTTAGAATGTTGTCAGCATCAATGGTATACATGTACTTCCAACGATAGGAGTACACACCAGGACTATCTGAAGTTTCAATGATAGTTGTCGATGTACCAGTTGGTTCTACCAAAGAAGGTCTTCCTCTTGGATAGTCTGGATCCTGACCATTGTACAAACATTTGTACACATTAAAGTCAGAGTTCATAACATAGAAGTTACTATCATAAAGACGAGAAGCACCATTAGCAGTTGTCTTAGTAGGTGCATAATCAGGCTTGTACATTGAATATGTACGACCAACTCCACCAGTTGTCTTAGTGGGGTCAACCCAATCAACCCTAGGTACTACCAATGCAGTATCAGATATGTCAACACGCTTAAAGGCGACAGAATCCTGATAAGTATTTCTTGCATACTCAAAACTATCGATAGGTTCACCTACTGGTGGAACATCAGATGATCCCCAAGTTTTCGCCCTACCGACGAACATATACACCTTATTCGCGCTAGTCAGAGTATTTCTGAAGCTCTCGGCAGCGTATATTCTAAATTTGTCAGTGACTAATGCCATGCCTTATAAGCTTTATTGGTTATTTATAATGATCTCAGACGAACTTCTGGCAGAAGCGAGACGTTTCCGCTAGTTGTGCGCGAGAATGGATATTGAACTGTGAATGTAGTTGTGTTGGTGACTGTTACCTTGTAAGTACCATCAAAACCATCACCAGTGGTGTGATCTAAGTAAAACTCCATTCCAGTAACTAAATTGTGAGCACTTGCTGTAGTAACCGTACATGTTGTACCACTGGAAGTATATGTGCCAGTTAATATTGTATGAGCATGTGCGGTGGTTCCACCATACCCTCTACCGCCTGTTGCGACCGTAAGAGTATTTCCAGATGTGTTCTTAGCACCATATAGAATTCTTTCTACTGTCCACACACTGTTTGCACTACTATAGAATGGGATAAGAACCTCACCTTCGTCAGGGAATCCATTCTTCTGTGAAACATCATACCAGACATTCGTTAAGTTTAAGGTAGTACCTACAGCTGTAACTGTTGTAGTCAAGTAAGCATTAGCAAGCATATTAGAATCAGAGATCAATCTGTTTCTTTGCTTCCTCTCAATATGTAGTGGATGAGTTGGGAGAACAGTTGGGACAGTAGTGTAATTATTACCACCTTGTAGGTTAATAACACTAAGTACCTTACCACTTCCAGCTTCAATAGTTGTCTCAGCAAATGCACCTTCTCCACCCCCACCTTGGAAGAGTAGGATAGGTGGATTTTCATAATTAGATCCAGGACTGGTTATAGCAACCTGAGTAATCTTTCCATTAACTAATGTAGCATTAAACTCAGCAGGAGTTGGTCTCAATCCAGTATATTCATAACTGTCAATAGAAGTAGAGCTGGAAACTGTCGCAATTAAACGATCTGTACCTTCACTAGCAACTTGAAGTCTATCACCAGGATCAATAGAGTTAAATGTCTTACTGACAAGAACGTCATCAGAAGATCCAGTAAAGATAAACGCAGTACATTGTGATCCTGCTCTTGGAGCTTCACTGAATTCAATAATAGATCCTCTTAAGTCATATGCAACGCCAGGTTCCTGGAATACACCATTTAAGAAGATGACCAAGTTATTTGATGCAATAACAGCAGCATTATCACTTTCCAGTGAAATTGGTTCATTATCTTGCTTCATAGTAAATGTTAACTTTGCATTATCAAAGTAAGGTGCAAGATCATCAATTAATGACATCTTACCAAAGTAGAACCCATAGAAGTCCATACCAGGTATAGGTGCCTCATTAAAGGTTATTGTGCTACCAGTATATGTGTAAGAATCTGTACTACCCTTAACCTGTAAAGTGCTATTCAAGAATAGTAAGAAGTTATCAGATGCGGGTAGTGTCTGAGTAGAACCATCAACCTGAGCTGTAAATGTTGTATCTGTACCATCAAAGTTTACTGTACCGACTCTAATCTGGAAGTCAGGAGCACCTGAAGCAGTTCTAGTAACACTATTAAGGTTTCCAGTTGATCCAACATTACAAGTAATAGTTGTACCAGTTACAGCAGTAATCGGTATAGCAGTATTGTATACAGGGTCAGTTGTACGTGGATAGGTGTGTGAAGTAGCATTACTATCTAAACTACAAGTAAATGATAGCTTATCAGCACCAATTGTAACGGTATCGGAGGTTGTAAAGGAATGAGCACCAATAGTCATTTCCAAGATACCAGTATCAGGACTATAAGTTGCAGCAGTTACATCCTTCTGGACACTACCAGCAGTTATTGTAATAGCATTAGATGAGGTTCCACCGTTATAAATGTGTGCTCCTGAACCAACTGCAGTAGTAACAATATTAAAGAGCGTTGTGATAGTAGATGCAACATCTTGACAATCATTAGTATCATAAACTGTATTTCCACTATCATTAGTGATAGTTAGATCCCTAACTTGAGTGCCCTGAGTAAATGTATTAGTTGTAACTACAATGTTACGCATTACCTCACGACAAATATCTCTAGCATGATTGAAGACTTCAACAGTCTCACCTTCCTCTCCTTCTACATGAACAGTACCAACATAGTAGACAGCAGCATCGTAGGTAGCATCATTTCCACCAAATTCAACGTTATCTGCAACAGCATCTACAATAAGTTTTGTATCACGAATACATTTCGCATAACTTGGAACTGTGAATGATGGATTATTAACCTTCATCCTTCCATATGCAGTTGTTGCAATAAATTCAAGGTTAGTTCTAATTAAACTTCCAGCATCAGCAAGCTTATCGTAAGCATATACACCAGTAGATACAATTGCTCGTTCTACAGCAGTTGCAGTTGCAGATACAAACGCATGTCTGTCACCTGCTTTAACAGCACCAGCATTAGAAGTAATGAATTTATGAGTATAGTTACCACCAGCAATAACTGAATTAGCAAGTGCAGAATGGAACTTATGCTTGTATGTGCTAGTAGACTGAGCAGTATTCAGAACATCAACAAAGATAGAATCGCTTGTTGTAGAAGTAATCTCTAAAGAAGCATCATAGTATGGATCAACTTTCTTCTTAATAGGTAAGATAGTAATACTATCAGTAACTGCTCCAACAAATGTATGAACTGTTGTATTAGTAGAAGGTGCCTTAGTTAATAGCTGAATATCAAATGTATTGTAAGTAACATTAGAAATAGGAATAGCATTACCGCTAATAGGATCCTTATGAACAATACCATTAGCAGCTGCAGCAACTACCTTATGAGTTGTTACATTAGTAGAAGGAACTGTATCAAGAACCTTAACCTCAAAACTATTCAATCTCTTATTGAAGATCTTCAACCACTTACCACTTACAGGGTCAGTAGAGCGAGGATATGAGTGTTGTCCAGCACCTTGAGTACACTCAAGTGTTATAGCACTATCATTGAACTTAATCCAATCACCATTACTCATACCGTGATTAGTAGTAGTCTCAATCTTAAGAATACCTGTCTCAGGATAATAATGTGAACCACCCCTCATTAGAGCAGCACTTGCTGTACCACCAGTCCATGTATGTGCATAAGCACCACCAGAAATAATAGCATTGGTTCCAACAGATCCAGGCTTCCATCTATGTAATGATTGATCTGGAGATACACCAACATTTAATGTTATAGTTGTATCAGATACAGCAGTAATAGTTACTGCAGTGTCATATGCAGGGTCTGAAGAACGTGGATATGTGTGGTCAGTTCCATAATTGTCTTTAGCACACTGGAATGTTAGTGAGTTTGCAGTGAATTTAACAGTTTCACCTACAAAGAAGTCATGAGCACCAATTTCTAACTCAAGTGAACCACCTGCAGGATCATAAGTACCATCTGTTGCAGTGTAATTAACAATAGGTGACTTACCAACAAATATAGTAGCTGTAGTTCCAGTTACTGCTGTAACTGCCATATCTTTACCGAAGTATGGGTCTGTTGCTCTAGGATAAGACTTAGTAGCAACATTTCCATCCATTGCACATGTAAACTTCAATGAATTAGGTGCAACTCTAGCTACAGAAGATGCATGACTAATACCAGTGGCAGTACATGATACAAATGTATGTGTATCATTAGTTGTTGCAGGGATCTTATCGAGAACCTGAACATCAAATGTATCAGTTGTTGTATTGAATATTTGTATCCACTTACCACTTACAGGATCAGCTGCTCTAGGATAAGTATTTGTTCCAGAACTTACTCCAACATTAACACTAAGAGTATCTGCAGTAGGTGCGAAAATTGCTAAAGCTGTGTTATATGCAGGGTCTGTTGTACGTGGATAATAATGAGCAGTTTGGTGACTATCCTTAGTACAAGTAAATCCAAGAGAATTAGCAGCAATCGTAATAGTATTGGAAGTTGTTAAGTTGTGAGCAGCAGATGTTGTTAAGTTTAATGTTCCATTTACAGGATTGTAAGAAGCAGAAGTAACATTATGCTGAGTAGAAGTATTATCTGTAAATGCATTAGTAACAGTACCACTAACATATAGATGAGAACCAGCTCCACGATCACAGGTAAAGTTCAATGCATTGTCATCAATCTTAATTAAATCTCCATCATCCCATCCATGTCCAGCAACAGTAAGTGTCATGACACCTGTTGATGGAATATATGTACCAGCAGTTGCTTGATGAGTTGAAGGAGCAGTAAATGCATGAGATCCACAAGTCAATTCTACAAGACCTGTAGCAGCATCAAATGTACCAGTGGTTACATCATAAGAATTAGTAGGAATAGCAGCAGTAAATGTATCCTGAGAAGCTCTTGGATACTTATGAGTACCTAAACCTTGAGTACAACTGAATGAGAATGCCTCATCATCAACTCTAATATGATCACCATTTACTAATCCATGACCTACTTGTACACATCCAGTAGTTGCATTCTGGAAGGTATGTGTAACAGCATGACTAATAGCACCTTGTCCACCGTTAGCATTAACAGTAATTGTATTAGAACTTACTGCTGTAATTGCAATATCAACGTTGTATAAGTAATCTGCACCATTACCAGTATTAGCACCTGTGGCACGAGGATATGTCTTAGTCTGTGTCTGACCATTGTACTCACAACTAAAGGATAATGAGTTTGCATCTAATCTAATAGTATCCAGTGTAGTTAATGTATGAGTACCAATTTGTAGTACTAAGTCGCCACTATTCCCATCATAAGTCGCAGATGAGACATTAAATCTTTCATTCTGTATAGTCATTACACCCGTAGTTGGGTCGTAATCTGCAAAATGAGGTGATAACTTACTGTTACTTACAAATGAATGAGGATCAGTGTTAGTGGAAGGTATATCATCAAGAACAGTGACATCAAAAGTATTAGTTTGGACATTAGAAACCTTTAACCATCTATCGTATGCATAATCAGTGGATCTTGGATATTGCTTCTTAGCTGTATTACCATCAAGGTTACAAGTCATTGTTAATGACTTCTCCTTAATCTTAATCCAGTCATTATTTACAAATCCATGAGCAGGAGATGTAATTGTCATTACACCATTGTTAGGATTGTAATCTACACCAGTAACTTCAAATCCTTCTGTAGATGTTCTAGGATAGCTTGTGACAGTTTGATGATTGTTCTTATCACAACTGAATGAAACAGCACCATCAGAAAGTTTAATACTTTGACCAGCAGATAGGTTATGAGCACCTATAACTAACTCCATAACACCCGTATTTGGTTCGTATAAGGCGTTAGAAGGTGTATAAGTCTTAAGAGGTGTCTTACCAACGTTAACTGTAATACTATCGCTTGTAATAGCAGATACAGCAAGTGCAGAATTATAAGCAGGATCAGATTTTCTAGGATAAGTATGCTGAGTAGCCCTCTTATCCATCTCACAAGTGAAGATTAATCCATTTTCATCAATGGTTATTGTATCTTGTGCTACTGTGAGACAATCGGCATCAATAGATGAGAATGAGTGAGTGTAGTTACCACCACTTTGAACTGCGTTAGATGCAGTACCACCATTCCAAGTATGTGGGGTGATATCAGTAGTCGCTCCCTGTCCACCATTTACATTGACCGTGATGGTGTCAGTAGTTGTTGCTGTAATAGCAATTGCAGTATCATAGGCATAGTCTGCGCCTCCTGCGGCGGCTGATCCAGTAGCCCTAGGATATGTCTTATCAGTCGAATAATTGTCACCTTGATAGTTACACCTGAATGTTAATGAATTAGCAGCGATCTTAATACTTTCGCCTGTAACTAATCCATGATCTTTAATAGTTAGTACTAAATCACCTGTTGTTGGATTATATGTTGCATTTGTTACATCATGGTTAACAACTGGAGAAGCACCAACTTGAACATCAAACGTATTAGCCTGTACATTGAATACCTCAACAAACTTACCACTGAAAGGATCAGTTGTTCTTGGATAAGACTTAATAGAAGTATTACCATCCATTAAGCAAGTAAGTTTAACTGCACCATCAGCAATCCTAACTCTGTCTCCATTTTTAAGAGTATGACCATTTAAAGTCAAAGTCATTACACCAGTAGCAGGAACATATGCTGCACTAGTTGGAGATAGGGTAGTTGGACCTAATAATGGATGAGCTCCGATTGTTAATGATAAATCACCAGTTGCTGCGTTATATGTTGAGGCAGTAGGTGTATATTCTTGTCTTATACCTGTACCAACGTTAACCTTGAAGGAATCTGTAGTTACAGAGTAAATTGTTAGGAAAGCTCCAGCAGCAGGGTCTGAAGAGCGAGGGTAAGTATGATTAGTAGCATTGTTGTCCTTAGAACAAGTAAATGTTAGTGAATTGTCAGTAAACTTGATTCTATCACCATTATCCATTCCATGAGCAGCAGCTGTTATCATCATCTCACCTGTTGCAGCGGTATAAACAACCGAAGTAGGTTGGAACTGATAAGTGCTTAATCCTTGGAAGGTATGAGTAGTAGTATTAGTTGCAGCAGTACCATTAAGTGCATTAACTGTAATAGTAGTACTAGTTACAGCATCAATAGGAATATCGGATAGATTTCCGTGTGGATCTGTTGATCTTGGGTAAGTATGATTACCAGCAGCTTCAGTACAACTGAATATTAGGGCATTGTTAGCAATTCTAATGTATGACCTAGCATGTTTAATTGCATCAGTTACAGCAGAAGAGAATGTATGAACTGTAGTATTAGTGGATGGAACAGTATCTAATACTTGTACACTGAATGTATTAGCAGATACATCAAATATTGGGATCCACTTACTGCTAACAGGGTCAGTAGGACGAGGATATGCATGAGTACCACCACCTTGAGTACAAGTGAATACGATTGCACTATCGTCAAACTTAACCTTCTCACCATTCTGGAATCCATGATTAGCAATGGTAACAACCATTATGCCAGTCCAAGGATCGTAAGTAGCAGTAGTAGCAGTATGATCTGTAGGTGCCAACAGTGTATGTGACCCAATAGTCATCTCTAGTACACCTGTACTAGGTGTATATGCTGCTGCAGAAGGTGCGTAGTTGTTAGTTAGGGATGAACCTACCTCAGATAAACCCAAAACATCATCCTGGGTATATCCATTACCAGCTTGATTTAGTACAACATTAGTTACCTTCTGTCCACTGACTGTAATATCAGCAGTAGCACCAGAACCAGAACCTAATCTATTCTTAAGGGGAACTCCTGTATATGTACCATCCGTATATCCATATCCACCAGTTAATCCATTAGCTACATCAAAGGTCTTAATTTCATCTCCAATCTGATCTAACTGGAAACTACTTGTATATGATGCACGATCATAGTACATCACAAGGATAGTGGTTCCAGAAAGTAAAGGACTATTAAAGGTTAGAATATCATTGGCAAAGGTATAATTTGCAGGATTTTGTACAATACCATTAGCAATAACAAATAATTGATCCTTATCTGGAGTTTTGCCAAGCTTTGTGGTAAGTCCTGTACCATCATTACGCATTCTAAATTGGGTATTAGTACCATCAACAGAGACTCTAAGTGTATGTCCAACTCCAGAACCAATAGCACTTATACCAATTGCAGGTCCACCAGGGATTTCTCTAACTTCAATAGTGTTTGCATCAACTACTTTAACGTAATATCCACCACCATTAGTTAATCCACCAATAGCAGTTCCAGTTCTTACTTGAGGATAGTTTCCTACATCTGGATTAGGTAATGTTGAAGGATTATCAATACCATCAGCAATAATCTTTGCAAGTGATGTAATGGCACTTGTGACAGTTGCACAACCGTCTGAAGGTGCAGTAATACTTAAATCTTTTATAGGAGCTAACGTAGTATATGTACCAATAGGTAGGTTGTTGACTACAGCAAGGTTACATAAGTCTCTTGCCTTATTAAATGCAAATATAGTTTCAGTCTCTTCCCCAACAACATGCTTAAGGTAATTTGATGGGTTAGTTCTAGTTACGGAAGCAAGGCTATTAGAAGAAAGAGCAGTAGTAATAATGTCAAAGAGAGTGTCCATTGCAGAAGAGACACTAGCACATGTAGCAGCAATGTAAGTAGGTGAAGTATTAGTGACTTGAGTAAGACCGTGATTTCCTTGAACAGTGATTGCCTCATTAATGATTACCTTAGCAGCCAGTTCCTTACACTTATTGAAACACCATATCGCTTGTGTCTCTTCACCATCAACAGGAGCAGGATTGGAGTATACGCCATCAACATAGAAGTTTCCAGCATCCCATGTCTCACTATTGCCACCATAACGCAAGTTATATGCAATAGCTTCCATTCCATCAACTAAGTCATCAATACAATTATCATTATGACCTGGAATACCTGGATAACCACTTGGAACCCCTACAGTAGGATCTAATAACATCAAATACACTGCTTCTTCAGCAATGAACTTCATGTTGTCCTTAATTAGGTTAGCAGCATCAATATGAGCATTACTTAGTGAAACTACTCCACCAACATATGCATTAGTAGCATCTAATGTGAACCAATTACCACCATACCTTAAGTCATTTGCCCAAGCAGCTAATACTAGTCTTATATCTCTAGCACATGTAGTTGAGTTGTATGTAAGACTTGGATATGAGGCATTTAGTGATCCAATTGTCTCTTCAATAATATAATCAATGTTTGAGATGATTAAATCTCTAGCATCTTGGAATCTATCTCCACCAGCATTATAAACCATACGCTGATTGTCAACCAATCCATGATTAGTTAATGTAATCTGATTATTAGCAGTACTTACTATAGTTGAAGATGATCCATCAAATGTAATAGACTTATCACTAACATCATCCATCTTGTAAGAAATACAAGATAATATCTTCTGAATATCTAATAACTGTCTACCATAAACCTGAACTTCAGTTGGAACTGCAGCTGTATAATCTGCTTTACCTAAAGCAAAGTTCTGAATCTGAGAAAGTTTACCAGTTGCCTTTGCAGATGGCTTAGGAATTACGTAAGTAGTACCATTAAAGGTAGTTCCTAGACTATTAGTTCCAGAAACCCACCAATCGTAGCTATTACCAGCACTTAAGTTAAGTGAAGACTTTGCTCTATAATCCTTAAGACTTGCTTGTGATAGTACTTGTGTACCAACTACTTTGAAACCTGCAGGGTGAGCAGCATACTTAAGTGGGTTCTTCCAATCATTAATATTAATAGATGAAGAGATATCATATGAGAATTCCTGATACCTATCACTGTCATATAGTCTCTGTTCGTTAAGATCTAAGAAACCAGTGGTTCTTTCCCACTTAGTTGCAGAAATACTAATTGGTGAAACTTCAAATACAGCATCTGCTCTAGTGAATGCATGAATCTGACCAAATGCAGCAGTCTCTTCACCAAATACAGGTTCACCGACTTTAAACTCACCTTCTACGATCTCTACACTAACAACACGTCCAGAAGCATCCCAATTCTTAACATAACCATATGCAGTATATGAAGTACTAGATGCACCCTGATAAATCCTTTCTCCAACAGAGAAAGTAGCAGGCTTCATGTATGCAGTGATGTCATCGCCAAGATCAGTAGTTTCTAATGTAAAGTATGTCTGTCCTGTTAGTTGATCACCTACTGGATTGCCAGTAAATGATATAAAGGTTCCAAGATTAGCATTTGCAAGACTTGTTGCAAGTTGAATCTGATTATCTGCTAATGCAGTATTCTTTTCTCTAGATATCGCATAATAAGTTGTATCAACAACTAATGGTGTTGGGAATTGGCCTGTAATCTCTTTAAGAGTAACTTTAGTACCATTAGGTATCTTTGTATTATATGGGAAGTTTAATGTACTACTAGACTGCAATCCAACCCAAGTATGAGTTACCTTAGCCTTTACAGTAGGTGCAGATAAGAAACCTCTACCAGCCTTAATTACCTCTATTGACTGTATAACCTCATTTTCCAATAATGCTTCCAATTCATAGAGTGATCCACTTCCACCTTCAAGAACGATCTCAGGTGTAGAAACAAAGTTAGCTCCACCATTAATAACGTCAAAATAGTCAATAACTTGAGTTCTTGTTAATTGTAAGTTATATGTTGTGTTTAGCTCTGGTTTTAGGGTTCTATCGTGAGAATAGTTAAATGTGATGTTATCTCCACCGATTTTCAGTATTTTGCCCAAATCGGAAGATTTAAGTAATATAGAAGCTCCAGAACCTGTTTTTTGCGTAATATTAACTACAGGAGCACTTTGGAACTGTATTCCAGCATTTTCGATGTTAATCTGGTTTACACCTTCATTTAAGATGGTTGAATTGAATTTTGAGTTAATTCCATTACCACCACTAACAGTAATGTTTGGTGATGACAAATAACCAGATCCAGTGTTTGTAACTGTAATTGTATCAACAGAAGCGTCTAATAACGTCGAAATAGTTGCTGGATCAGCATGTGCCAATGTAGTAACTGTAATAGTGAAATCTTCATTTCCAGCACCACCAGGAAGCTTTGTACCATCAAAAGTGATTACATCACCTAATGAGTATCCAGTACCGCCAGTTGTGCAAGTAACCGTTGCAATTGCACCGTTACCATCTGTAACAACTGTAAATTCAGCACCAGTGCCATTTACGGGAGCAACACTTGTCTGAGTTACTCCAGTGGTTGTTGTATCTGGAGTAAAGGCATTTGCAACAGATTCATTGATAGATCCGACTGTATCGACTGATCCATAGTAAGGATCATCAAATATGATGGATGGAGCAGCTCTATAGTTAGATCCAGGGTTAGTAACAGTAACACCAGTAAGTTGACCACCACCAGAAACAGCAGTAGCAACAATAGCTTGAACTCCACTTATTGCACTAATTGAAGCTTGTGAATCAGCACTGTATACATTGTTAGTAGCGGCAGTGCCAGTACTGAACATAATGTAACCTTTATTACCAGCACCAACTCTTTCGTTCTTAAGAGGTTTAACTCTTAATACTGAATTAGTTACGTCCCAAGAGATGACTTGACCTCTAGCAGTCTGATTTCCTTGAGTTTCTTGTGAAATGATGACTTCATCCTTAATAAAGGATCCAAGTACACCAGTAAGTGTTAAATCGACAAAATCAGGTAATGTTACAACTCCAGTTGGTAAAGATGACTGATTATATCCAGATCCATCATTCGTAATGGAAACATTGGATAAAGTACCAGAAATAGTAGCAACTGCTGTTGCACCAGATCCAGATCTACTAGATCCAGTCAATTTTGGAAGAGATGAGTAATTTCTTCCAGTATCACCAATAGAGATGGTTGCAATACCACCCTCAGGGTAAATTGAGTTTGTAGTGTAGCTGATACCCGTACTATACCCAATTTCAGGTTCTAGAACAGTTATGTACTTATATGTCTTATCTGTCTTCTCACTAACGGTCTGTGTACCTACAACAGGGTCATTCATTGCTGTAAAGTAACTTCCAGTTACATCTCCTTCAATATCGAAATAATAGAAGATACCAGGAAGATCTCTAACGTAAATTGTAATAGAATCCTGATCTCCTGTAATTGGATCTTTTACTTCCTCAGAAATGTTCTTATAAGTGAAAATATCGGTATTTGCAGGATCTAGCGTAAATGCAAGTGTTTTTCCAACATTACTTGCATCTGAAGTGTCGAACTTATACTTATGACCCAAAATAAGTTGTAATTTGGGTTCTTTCACATAAACTTCAGCAGAAGCTGTATTAGCGGCTGCAATAGACGCAAAATTGCGTTTTACGGTAAATCTACGATTACTTTCAGTTCTAACAACTGAATAATCTGTTTTATTGTATCCAGCAGGAGAAACTCCCGAAATATTAACAATATCACCAATTCCAACTTGATGTGCAAGGCTTGAGTGAATTTGAGCTTCAATTTCGACTTCAGTTAGTGTAATAGTGAATCCTGATCCTGCAGAAGGAGATAAGTTGTTTCCAAGGTTAACATTCGCTGCAGAAATAGTATCACCAACATCATATGCAGTTCCTGTACTTGTAATCGTTACAGTAGTGACTGCACCACCAGAAACGACAATAGTTGCCTTACCACCAGTACCAGATCCATTAGATGTCAATGGAACTTGTTCATAAGTGCCATCTAAGTAATTACTTCCTCCAGTAATGCTTGACCAACCACCTTGGTATAAATTACCGTCTGTACGCTTCCTAAGATAGGTCCAAGTCATTGAACCATCAGTTACAGTACCACTTTCATGAGTTGGAGGTGTAGAACTAGAAGTTCCACTCATAGCTGCCTTATAAACTCTATCTTGAGTGAAAATAAGATCTTCCTGAGTATATGCAGTAGTATTAGCGTATTCTGCCAACAACTTCATTGTTGACAAATTGAAATACTTGAAATAGTACTTAGATCCAATAATCTTTGTAGTAAGAACTCTAGTATAAAGATTGTCAGTCAAACTAACAGTAACATTCTCTCCAACTTGCAAATAATGATTTTCTTTAGTAGTTACTGTTGTTGTACAAACATCATCATTAGCACCTACAGCATTTGCAAGGGTACTTACTTCTCCGCCAGCAACAGCTGATACAATAGCACTAATTCCTTCTCCACCAGTGTCTGTATTATCAAATATTAGTCTATCATTGACTTTATACTCTTTACCGCCACCTTCAACTAGATATTGATCAACTCCAGAGGAAGAATACTTATTAGTCGCGGAAACAATCAGTGAATCCGCAGTACCACCTCTAATAAGTGGATAATAACTAAAATACCCAATTCCATCTTCAAGGTAGCTTAATACTTCACCAGTTTCCATCACAATCAAAGTTGTGGTATCTTCAAGTGCTAGGAAGAAGTCAATCTTGTTGTCAAGCTTTTTTCTCTTTGCTACAATGTTATCAACACCGATATATGGTGCTTTATAGCGAATTGCGTCTTCTGTGAAATTCTTTTGGAGACCATTTCCGTCCCAGTTAGTAGAATCCGCTTCTGAGTAGAAATTTGGACCTACAAAGTACGGAAATTTAGGTTCTCCAGCAGAACCCTTAATTGTGGCAAAATATGCATAAACTCCATTTGGATATTCTGGAGTAACGCAGAATCTGCCGTTATATTGGTCTAAATCACCATATCCTTCTCTATATTCATAATCTTCGATATAAGTGCCCATAGGGTCTGTTAGACCGTTTAGAAGAGCATCCCTAGATGACTTAACAAGGTAACTAGAGACCATCAACTTAAATGAATTATGAGGAGTAGTATTTTCAGGATTCTCAAACCCATATGGTCCATAAATTGGATGTCCGTCATAAGCCCAACCAATAATAGGAGAGTGTGCGGTTGGATTTAATTCTTGTAATGAATCATTAATATTATCTCTTAAGAGGAACCTAAGTTGCTTAGGGTTATACAGATATCCATATTCTCCGTCATATATCAAGTAGTTTTCTCCTTGGAAAACTCCACCACCTGCAGTATCAGTAGTTTTACGTGCTACGAAAGTATTTGAACCTAATTCTGCGCCAGTTGCTGCTTCGTTAAAGCTCAATTCTGTCAACTTAGTTTGGAATGAAGCTCCTGTTCCTGGATATACAATACTAATCGATGTATTACCTGCGCTATATCCCGCGCCCTTATTTGTTACGATAATACCAGTAACAATATTAGTAGCAAGGTCTACTTGAGCAAATGCAGTAGCACCAACTCCATCTCCAGTAATAACAACGTCTGGAGCACCATAATACCCACTACCACCGAATGTTACGATAACACTTTCGATTTTTCCGTTTAAAATGGAAGGATACGCAACAGCACCACTACCAGAGATTAACTTAATAGTGGGTTCGTAGGTATATTGAGTTCCAGGATTAGTGATATTGATAGTATTGATTGGTCCTCGACAAATAGAGGTAGCAGTAGCACCTGTGCCATTTCCGCCACTTATAGAAACGCTAGGAACACTAGTATAACCAGAACCTCCATTAGTTACAGTAATTCCAGTAACAATACCTGATGTGATCTGAGCAGTAGCAGTTGCCTGATTATCATTACTAGCTCCACCACCAGTAATCGATATAATTGGTTCTGTTGTATACCCACTACCACCATTAGTAACGTTAATAGCAATTACAGACCCTTTTACGGAAACAGTAGCAGAAGCTGCCTGTCCTTCGTACTCCCAAGTAATTTGACCTATTGTGGCATCACCAGTAGTATGTGTTGGGTAAGCAGTACCTGATGAAAGACCACTATCAACAGCTTTATACCTATTACCGTTATATTTTACTCTAGTACCTGAAGAATAAACTGTATTAAGCTTATAATCTTCCTCAAACTCTACTGTAGGTGGGTTTGTGATATCATATCCATCTCCACCTGCATTTTTATCAATAGACTTCAATCCACCAAACTTCTTCTTGGTTTCTCCCTTATATGAGAATATTGGAACACCATTTGAACCAATACCAATTTGACCAACTGGAGTAGCTGTTTTTGTACTTTTAGTAGATGATATAAGAGGTATTCTCTTAAGATATCTCTGGTTACCAGGAGTTAAGTCACCAGCAGCAAATGGACCTATTTTATGTGATGGTACACCTGTACTAGCGATAATAGCATCTGTGTCTGATTTGTAGGTATTTTGAACGTCTGCAGTGTAATCCTTGACTGCATTGTTGATAGAAGCGTAATCACTAACACCATATGCAAATTCTCTAGAAATAAAGAATTCAAATCCACTAATACCTTGAGCTGGTGTAGATGAGAATAAAAATTCAAATTCCGTATCAGAAACAATACCAACAACATCATGAAGGTTATTGTAAATGTCTTCTGGGGCATTTAGAACTCTAATGACATCATCTCGCTTCAAACGATGCTTTTCTTTAGTCTTAACAGTACAACGGACACTTCCATTAGGATTAACGGTTCCTAGGGTCGCAGATTCGCCTCTGAGTGCCCTTCTGACGTTATATTGGAAAGTATCCCATATTGGGTCAATACTATCAAAGCCTGGTGCTAGAGGGGTCGTAACCTTACTGTTAGGAAGGTAATACTGACCACCATCAGTCAATACAACACCTCTAGTGCCTCCATAGACCTTTAATTGGATTTCCGAGTTGTCTACATTGGAATATCCGTAAATCTTGAACGCAGCAAATACTTCTTGACCTGCATCATGAGCTACATTAGTTGTACCCTCTCTTGCACGGGTACATCCTAAAAACTGGTTGACAGTTTTATCAGAATATGTTATAATTTCATCTTCTATCCTAAAACGACCATTTGTTTCTGGCCAACCGAGAGTAGAATCAACAGTAACAATTTGATCAGAGATATTAGCTCCAAGATCAGATGAAAGGACTGATTTGTATGGAGTTACAAATGCTCCTAGTGAATTATTAGTATCTACGTCAATTTCAAAGATTGAACCACTAGAAGTGAAAACTTCAACAACACCTTTTACGTAAATTCGCGCAGCTGCAACATTTGGATCATTTGTATCATTTTCTTGATACAGAACTTGACCAACTAACGCACCTGGGTCTCCAGTAACCGCAACAGCACGAATAACTTCCCTAGAAGTGTAATATGCGTCTGATGGCTTGAAAATACGATCCCTAGGATAGTTAATTTCCGAATCTACGCCAAAAAGCGTTCTTAAAACGAATTGGAACGACCTTGTAGACCCTTTAGAGGCATAAAAGTCCTTAATTCGCTTAATTACGGTTGATTCAGTAACTCCAATCGCAAAATTCTTTGGAAATGTCGATAAAAACTGTTCTTTGAACTTTCCGAGTATATAAAGCGGAAAAATATTGTTCAAATTGGTAACTTTTGCTCCAAGAGCATGAGATGCAGCTACAGTTTCTTCAAATTTGTAATCTGCCTCTTCACCAATTGTTTTTATCGCGTTAAAACCTCTTGCACAGTCCTGAAAAAGCGTAGATCCCTTTTGTTGGTAGTAAATAATCTCATCATCGACTAAAAGTAGCCCTTCAGATGGGAAATCCCGCGTACTTTCAACGTCAACAGTTGTAGAAGATGTATCTAACGCGGAAATAAGTTTTGTTTCAGTAACTAATCCACCATAATTATCAATATTGTAGTAGTCACCCCAGTTTTGAATAATATCAAAGCAATATCCCTTTAATTCTTGTGACTTATAATACTCTTTAACAAATGAAATGAAGGTTGGATAATTTTCCTGAATAAACGAAGCAAACTGACCCGCAATATTGTGGGAAATCTGTGATCTAGATTCGGGACTGACCTCTGACGGTACGGGCGTTGTTGAAACCGTAGTGGTCGGTGTAGTCCATGAACTAACCTTCCAGGAAGAATTTGTCATCTGTTAACTAACTATAGCTTGACTCTGGTACAACTCCAGTACCAGAAAGGTTTGAACCGCTACTGATAGTGTCTTCTACAACACTTACAGTCGTATTATCTATGCCCACAGTTAAGTAGGTTTCTCTTAATGAGATTAAATCATTAGATTCTGGAGTTCCAGAGATCTGTAATAGATTATTTGCTACTGATGTAGATGTAATAATCAAATCATTAATGACAATTTCGCCCATAAAATAATCAACACTACCCCATAGACCATCAACATATTCCTTTTCACCAGTTCCTTTAATATAATAAAGACGTAATAGTCCTGCACCATCATCATTGATATAATAAGTGTTGAATGCATCACCACTTATCTTAAATCCACTAGTAGAAACAGTAGAGTCTGTAGTAGTTCCTTGTTTAATCCTATTACCATAACAGATCTTATAGTTCACACGAGCATTTAAATCAACTGTTACGTTCTTTCTCATCTTAAGACGAGTGATATTAGAGGTAATTGCTGTTTCTGAATTGTCAATTACACTCTGAAGCTTGGAATATTTGAATTTTCCACCAAATTTATTAAACTCTCCACTAACATTCAGTTGAGTTAATGATATAATCACTAAATTCTTGACTTCCGAAGGTTCACGACGAGTAACATTTGGGTTATAATAGACAAAACTGTCCAAATCAATGTATAATATGGATGGATCAATGATAGAAGGTTGAATTGCCGCTACAGAGTAATCTCTAAGCTTCTTAAGAATGACATTTTTCTCTGAAAGTGATAATCTATCAGCATTTTTTGGTTTAATTGCCAAAAATACCTTACCATATTCAGGTGGAAACGCTTCTTCACCACCATAACAAGCAATTGAAGCTACATTTGGGTAAATTTGTGGAATAATTGCTTCATAGTCACGAGTTGAGACTGCTCTACCGAAGGCAGAATAGAATTTTGGTGCTGCAAACTTGATAGATTCAGTAGTTTCCGCTAATGCACCTCCATCTGGATCACTTGTAGTAGTAACTGTAATGCCAGAAGTGATAGAATTGCCTACATTGTCTCTAAAATTACCAATATTTTCAAATACTTTCAATCCATTAGCTCCAGTTCCACTAGAAGTGGTATACTGAACCTCGACAACATCACCATTTGTAAGATCTTTACCCATTATTCCATCACCAAAGAGGATTTCTGGGATTTCTTGCTCAGATTCTTCTAAAAAGAAGACCTTTGAAGTGGAATCTATCTTAGTAATATCAGTTGCTTGCAAATAACGCTCTGTAACAGTACCTGAAGTTACTTCAACACGCATACTAGATGTATCTGCAGTTCCATTTGTAAGAATAAAACGCTGTCTTTGGTTAATATCTCTTACAAAAGTGTCTGTAAGGAATACTCCTTCATACAAAACAACACCAGTAAAGGTTGCAATACCAGAAGTACTATCTACACTCTGTGTAGTATCAACTGGTAAAGAGAAAACAAAGTTATTATTATCTAATCCTGTGAAATTTAATACTAATCCTTTAGAGATTGTAACTGTTTTGGGATATGGAACTACAGTCTGTACGCTAATATTAACAGTTGTTTGTGCAGAACGAGCTGATTTTGGTGTATAACCAAGCATTCTTGCTAATTTTACTACATTTTCACGTAAAACAGCAGTTTCTAAGAAGCCTTCATTGACTGTAAGGTTGGCATTTACACTAGTATAGTAAGTATTATATGCTAACGTATCAAGAAGCACCGTCAATGATGACCCTTCAAAGTCATAATCACTGAATTCTGACTGTGCTCTTAAGTAATCTTTAATTTGTGCCTTAATTTGGTTGAACTCTAAGGCGTTGACCTGATTGAATGCCATTATGGTTTAAATGCTATGTCGATAGAATCAAATTTGGCTGGGATTCCCATGATTACATATGCTATACTCACGTTTAATTCATTATTATTCTCATCAACCTTCACTTTAATCTCATAAACTGCTACCCTAGGTTCATAAGTATCAATAGCTTCCTGAAGTCTTTTCTTAATTCTCTGAGCAGAGTTTGGTATAAAGTTTTCAAAGAGTAATCCGATGATATTCCCACCGAAAGCAGGATCAAAAGGTTTCTCGTAGAAGTTATAAAGGACAATATTTTTAACTGAAGCTTTAATGGCTGCCTCATTGTTCAGTGCTAATATGTCATTAGTCACTGCATTCTTTTCAAAAGTCAAAGAGAAGTCTCTAAAGGACTTCGATGTTAAAGCCATTCGGCTACAATATTAACCTTCTTTATATTTATACTGGTTTTGTAATAATCTCTTCTCTGCTTCACGGACTACTTCCTCAGCACTCTTTTCAAAGTCTGGTGTAGCCTCATGTCTAGACTGATATGTCTTTGCTTTCTTCATATAAGCATCAGAACGAGGATCTGTAATAAGATACTTACAGTGCTCGTTCCCATTAGTATAGAAGTCGTCACCCATATCTACAGGGACGTTATGATTTCTCATTCCATTGATGATTCTATTTGCCTTGGCCACGATACCTCTTCTTTGCTTTATTACGGGATGTAGCAGAATACTTGCTATGCATCGAATTACCTTGACGAGTCTTCTTAGGAGTTGCTGGTACTACAATAGTTGTACCAAAACCACCTGCTTTTGTTTTTGCCATAATTAACCTGCGAATACGTTACTTGAACCAGCAGCGACTGATGTACAGCCACTTATTGCATCTCCTACTCTACCACACCCTTTACCATTTACAAATACGGTTGTACTCCCTGTAGCTATTGGTGCAGCATGTGAAGGGCATGGAACACCTGGTAATAAGTGCCCAGTGTTATTATCCCCTTGACGGGATATTGGAATACCATTGCAGAATACATTACCAGAACCCTCTGCTCTGACCATACCAGAACAATGGGCTACGTCTGCATCTCCAACTCTAGTTACTGCTGGCATTATGGTTCATACTCCGATGGTGCTGTGTCTTCCCAGTCATGATATTTAGCAATGGGCATACTATCATGAGGATGTTGCCAAACCTTCTCAGATCCACCTGTAGGGCATTCTATATCAGAATGACACTCTTCTGATCCACCTATAGCAAAAGGATTATAACGTGCAGTAGCAATCCTATACATCTTCTCATGCATAGTGATCTCTTCCTCAGGTTTATGAACCTCTACCGCAGGAGGAGTAATATTTACAATATCATTACCATCCTTATCCTTATAGGTTGGTATATGAAACCAATCATCATGGGGTGTATGATCAGGGGCTGGATAAGTCATTAGTCGTAATAGTTGTCAACAAGAGAACGGATACCTTCCCATTCATTATTTATTTTCATGGTTACTGTAAAGTTAGCATCAGGTTGAGCAGTCAGATTGCCAATAGGACCACTTTCCCATGATACGACTACTGTAAAGGTTTTTAATGTATAAGCAGTCATATCCTGATCAAGATCAAAGAAGATCTTATCAGCAGGTAAGTTTTCGCTTCCTACTACAGTGGTAGGTGTTTGTGTTAGATCAGTTTCACCCTGATCGATATAGGTAAAGCTATCTGAAAAAGGGTCAGCAAAAGACCCTGTGATTGTTACCGAAGTCGTACTTGGGGTAATCACAAGGTTGGGTTCTGTACCATCTACTGTAGCAGTAACGTTGGTAACATCACATGCTTGACCAGCAGCAACAGTACATGTTGCATTGATTGTCTCATTAATCGTAAACGTTGGTCTAACACGAGGAGGCAATTCGGTAGGAGTATTACTAGTGGTAATAGCAACAGTCATCTCTCTCTAGTCATTAATTGCTGTAGATAGTCTGAATATTTGCCCATAGCAATATGCTGCTCCTCAGTATGTGGAGGATCTGGAATAACAGGTTCAAACTTTATAAGATGATCAAACGCATCTGGGACATCCCCTAGTTTGTTATACGTTACGAGTTTTCCATTGTTTGATATGGTGAATACCCCGTTCAAGTCGTCCATAGTTTTTGGAATTATTTAGAGACCCTTCGCGGTTTTGGACGTGATTTTTTCCTCAAGGGTACTCAACCTATCCTCATTCCTCAGACTGGTAAGTCCACTGCTGAGTTGCCTTCCTTCAAGATCTCTCAGAGTGTTCTCATGGTCACATACGACATCTACAAGTCTCTCGTAGTTCTCAGAGCCAGGTCGTCTCATGAGGAGAAGGGACTGTTCCACTTTCTTCTCAAGTGCTGTCAGTCTCTCTGCAAGTTCTTCATTACTTAGTGGCATAACTTTCTTTGTCTACAAATGTACCAGATCTATCATAGTTTAATCTGTGGTTCTCGGTGGATACGTAATGACCTACGATGTCATTACCGTCACAACGGTACCCGTATCCTGTAACGTTCTCGTGGACTCCATCTATACGGAATTTCTTATTTTTGTCTGTAAGATAGCTGTGATAGCGTTCATCGAGGTTGATCATTTCTGTGAGAAGGGAAGGTGTAATTTATATAGTGACATTATACCGAAACCCTCACAAATAGTCAAGGGGCACTTGAAGGTTGTCACAAATTCTTTGCCTTCTCTTTATATTCTTCCCATTCTCTAAGGTGCTCCTCTGACCAATCCTTCATGTAATGATGACCTAAGGCACCCCTCAGAAGGAACACAGAGATACCGTTGATTGAGTGGACAGGCTCGGAGGGTTTCGGGGGTGGTGCTTTGGGCATTGTTTTGAAAGGGGGTCTGGGAAAATTTTTGGAAAAATTATTTATTTTATATCACGCTCGCTCATGCAAGACTTTATAGCTTAGCTTTGGTATGGATGTTAAGCTATGGGGGGCACAAAAAACCCCCCGTGAGGGGGGTAGTGCCTCCGAGTGCCTCAGCGAATGTGAGGTGGGGCGATCTCTGCACGCCATCCAAGTTTGGCAAAGTCTTCTAAGATTTGCAAGGCACGCTCATAAGTTGGAAAACTTATAAGTCTTGGATTTTGTTGCTGGTTTGTCCAGTAACGAACCTTTGTGCTGATT